TCTATATGCCATGTATCCCATGGTAAATTTAACTTCATTTGTATTAGCACTTAATTTTAAATTAAAATCACAATCAATAATTCGTAAAGCAGCAATAAAAGAACAACCATATCTATGTTTAACATAATTAAAACAATCAAAAACATGATCTGAATTACCAAAATCTTTATACAATAATTTACCATTATAACTAGTTATATAAACTGTAGGGGAATTGTCTTCTCTAAGTTCACTTTTAAACTTTTTACCTAATTCTTTAAAACTTGGTATATAATACATAAAAATGTCATACTCGGTAATTTTACCAAGTATGACACTAGTATGTAAATGATCATTGCTGTCTCTACTCTTAATAGGCATTAGAAAGGAAGATCGTCAGCTGTAACACTATTAGTCTTAGCAGGTTCTCCTGTCCAATCTTCATCTTCATTAATTGTATCAGGAGTAACTAGTGTAGCTGTAGCAACGTGTGTTCCCCATTTAAGATCTGCATTAAAGTCAGCATTAAATGATCCATAATCATCATTAAGCGCTTTAATAAATAAATCATCACGTTGAGGTTTTACTCTACCAAAGTATTTTGTATACACTTGTTGATATTTATCATCTTTTACACCAATAAGTACTCTAACTTCATTATTAGCTAAAGATTTAACTAATTCTTTAACTTCTGGTAAAGTTCCATTAGCTATTGCAGGCATAGTATCAAAATATACTTGATCTCCTGATGCTACGTTAGCCCATGCTTTAACAAAATTTATAAGAGTTTCTTCGCCTGTGAAAGCTTTACGCTCTCCTTCTTTCTTCCACCATTCGTATGTAGGTGCTTCTTCAGACCATGTAGATTGACCAATAGCATTCATCCATTGATGTTTACCATTTTGAGATACCTTTGGTTTATTTTGCATTAGTATTTCTAATTTAAAATTACCATCTTCGTTAGATAACCAGAATACAATTTTATTATATTCTTCTCCACTAAATTCTACTTTATAATTAGGTTCTTGTTTAACATTAATATCCATTGCATGTAATTCCGCCATTGTTGGATTTACTGCCATAACTTTTACATTAGTTAAACCTGAATAGGTTTTAATTCCACCTACTACTTCTTCTGTACTTGCATTACTTTGTATTGCCATATTTATTGTTTTTTAATTGTTATTATAATTCGAACGTATCATCGTCCATTTCTAGTTCTTCTTCGTCGTCTGTGTTTTGTGCAGATTTTAATAAAGTTTCCTCTGGAGTTTCATATTCAGTAGGACTAAGCATTTCTACGACAGCTTTTTCTGCTTCTGCTAATGCTTCTTGAGCTTGTGTAGCTGAATCTATAGCGTCATCTATAGCATCTTCTAAAGTTACTTGATTAGGATCTACAGTAACTTCTTCTTCTGTAGTTGTAGTTATATCATCTACAAAGCTAAAAGATAAAGCTTTCTTTCTACTAGGTCTTCTACCTTTAAGAAATGGATGTTTAAACATTTCATCTACTTCCCATGGTTTAATACCATATTTAATAGCCATTTCTGACTTACTTACACCGTCTTTAAGATCTTGGTCGATCATAGAAACAGTAATCTTTTCAGGTGTTTCACCTGGCGTTACATTTGTTTTCATTTCAATCATTTTTAATTTGTTTAATTAATCTATATATATTTCTGACCATTTCATAGGCATGGTCTTACCCTTTAAGTGTGCACAACGTGAACCTGCAGTTATATCATCAAGAGAATCAAAACTAACCATAGTTTCTTCTCCTTCTCTGTAAATGTAACCAACAGCATCTGCGTTAGCGCATGTAATTTGTTTTATTTTACCTGTAAGGTCAAGGTCTTTAACTGCAACTTCTTTACCTTTCTTTTCTAGCATTTTATCTTTTAAGTGTCCTACTAGAATAATTTTGTCAGCAAGTAGATTTAATCTATCTATCCACTTTTTGTAAGCCATCCGCAAATATAAATAACCTGCGCCATTTGGCAATGATAAAATTGACATTCCTGGATTTTTTGTTTCAAAGTTTTTACCCATAGGAGTTTTCATATAAATTTTCTTACCTTCTTCTTCACACCACTCTTCTAATTTAGATATAGTGTCAATAGCAATATATTTATATGGCTTTCCTTCTTTTATAATTGTTCTGCCAACCTCAGCTAATTCTTTAAGGCTATTTACTTTAATTTTTAAAGCATCAATCATATCTGAACCGTTTTCTAAATCAATTATTAAACAGTCGTCTAATTGTGATAATACTGTAGTCTTCCCTATTTTAGGGGGACCATATATTATCATATTTTTAGGCGATTTACGGCTAGCCTTTACCTTTGTTTTTGGTAATTCCATTGTTTTATTCATTTTTAATCATTTTCGTACCAAACCGCATAGATTTTTATACCTCTGGGTTCACACATTAATATTCTTTTTTTTATTTTTGGTCCTTCTTGTTTGCCTTTTGGCCAATACTTTGGATTGCTGCTGTTCAGCTTTCTTTTTTTGCTCATAAGCTTCTATATTTTTTACAAGGTTATTATTATTTGTTTCAAGTACTTTACCTAATTGTGTAGTTATGTACATACCTATTACAATACCTACACCTATTATAATTATAAAATCCATATTATTTTTTTCTTTCGTTAATTGTAAATGTTGACATCTCTGCTTCATATGGTATCATACCAAGCAAACCGTCACGATTTTTTTCTACATGACAAGCTAATAATTTAACAGGATCTTCACCACAATACATATCTGTTATTCCATACAAATCATGCGGTCTTTGTAGCATAATAACAACATGAGCATCTTGACCAATACTATCACCACCAAACAAATCTGTTAATAATGGTTGATACTGTGCTTTAGCACGATGTTCTTGCTCTATGTTACGATTTAGCTGAGATAATAATATATTTATAGTTCCCATTTTAGCTTGTAACCACATACATCCTTTAGATACTTCATTAAGTTTCTGTAATTCTTGATCTCTTTCACTTAATATTAATCTAGAGTGATCATACACATTAATAATAGTATGATCAGGATATTTATTTGTTACATTTATATTAGAATTTTTTATAAATTCCATATCTCTAGGTATATTATTAAAATAAATAGGATAATGCGCATATTTTAAAACTTCTTTCTTAAAAGCTTCATATGCATCTCTTTCTAATTTTTGCTCTACAGATAATAATTCACTTACTTGTTTACCAGATCCTTTTGAACCTGCCCTCATTATTTGCTGATAGCCAGGCATCTCAAAGCTCCAATATAATACAAGTAATTTTTTATTTTTATTATTATCTAATAAATCAAATATAAGCTGATTACTAAAAGCAGATTTACCTACACCTGGACGACCTGCTATAACATACATTTTACCTGGTTGTAAACCTCCAAGTAAATTTTTATTTAGTCTTTTCCATTTAGTAGGGTAAACCTGTCTTTTACCTTTCATGCCATCTGTTACTTGATGTAACGATGCACTAATAGCTTTGTTAATACTTTTAAATCCTTTATCTTTAAAGGGATCTTGTAATTCTGGTGGTAATTTCTCGTGTGTCATTTTCTTCTAAGTTTTCATACTTTTCCCAAGTATGGTTATTAATCCAAACCTCTAAGTTTTGTAAAAAACCAAGGTTACTCTTATCTATAAGCAATTGCTTGTTTAGGCAACTCATTATATGCCTGTGTTTATAAGCTTTAGTGCCTATTACTTTGCGATATTTGTTTTTAGCTTTTTCATTTGCCTTAGCATTTGGATCCTTAGCGTGAAGAATTCTGACACCTCCTCTAGCTGAATTAACCTTCATAGGATATGTATTTACTAGTTCAGCAAACATCTGATCAAAGTTGCTAGAAAAGAGATCTATAAACTCTTGTCTAACAACGTGTTGATCAGCCGAT